CAGATGGAATATTTAGTAGAATGAACACAGTTCTGGAAGACCCATGGGTACATCCTTTGAAAGCTATAGAAGATAAAATTACTAAGCTAGAAACAGAGAACAAGTTTCTAAGACTAAAGATACTTTCTATAGAGGGTAAGTTTACACAGGAAGAGGTGACTAGTATCAGAAAGATGTTGATATCTGAAGATGAAGCATCTAGAACATTAGCTAATACTATTATAGAAAATGCTTAAAAGATGATAAAGTTTAATGCAGATAATCATAGTTACACCAGTATAGATGGAGAAGCTATTGACTGGATAAGTGTTACAACACTTGTTTCCCATTTTAAGAAACCTTTTGATGCTAAAGCAGTAGCAGAGAAAGTAAGTAAAAGCAAAAGATCTAAATGGTCTGGAGTAGATCCTAAGATTATCCAGGAGATCTGGAATAATGAATCTACTAGGTCTACCACTCTTGGTACATGGTATCATAACCAAAGAGAAGATGACTTGTGTGCATTAGCATCATTAAGTGTAGAAGGAACTACTATACCTGTATTTAGACCTGCAGAGGTTAGAGAAGGTGTTAAGATAGCTCCCGCACAAAAACTAGAACCAGGCGTGTATCCAGAACATATGGTCTATTTAAGATCAGCAGGAATCTGTGGACAATCAGATTTAGTGGAAGTAGTCAATGGTAAAGTAAACATCATTGACTACAAAACTAATAAGGAGATAAAGAAGGAGTCATATGTAAACTGGGAAGGTATATCTGATAAGATGTCCCATCCGGTAAACAACTTAGATGACTGTAACTTTTATCATTATGCTTTACAGCTCAGCATTTATATGTATATTATATTGAAGCATAATCCTAAACTAAGACCAGGAAGTATATTTATACACCATATAACATTTGAAGTAGAGAAAGAAGATCAGTGGGGATATCCTGTTGCCAAACTAGATGATAATGGAGATCCGGTGGTAAAAGAAGTGATTCCAATGCAAGTACCATATCTTGTAGATGAAGTGCATGCTATTATTCACTATCTTCATGATAACAAATCTAAAATTAAAAAGAAGTAAACATGCTGATTAAACTATTTGATGTACAGAATAAAACAGTTGTTCCTACTGAACATTGTTATACACTGAAGTCTCTTAAAGATATAATGGATGATTATCCAGATGACTATCTTAAAATATATCAGTATCTATTTTATATGACATGTCCGGATCCAGATATGAATCCATTCTTTCATACACCGCATATAGAGAAAGAATCATTAATCATGCGGGAGATAGAAGCAGAATTCTCTACAGAGGATACAGAAATATATAATGCATTAAGATTCTGTGAGAAACTATATGAAACTCCTACCTCACGCGCATACGGGGGTATGCAGAAAGCACTAGATAGAATATCAAACTATCTAGCTACTGCACAGATTACTGATGGTAAAGATGGTAATATAGCTCAGATAAGAGCATTAGCAAAAGACTTTGATGGTATTAGACAATCCTTTAAAGGAGTCTACAAAGATCTACAGGATGAACAGTCTAGTAAAGTCCGTGGAGGTATTGGTTTATCTTATGATAGTTAACCATGAGTGAGCTTTATCAAGATATTCCTTGTTGGGATAATGGTACATGGACTACTGTTAGCTATGATTCTAGAGATGAATTTTCTAGTGCTATAGCTAATATATTTAAAGAACCCGGAACATATGAGTTTGATGAAACTAGTTTCTTGTTTAATGAGCAAGCTACAGTATTTAGAACACAGAATGTATATTGTACTGCTCCATTCAAATCCAAAGATTTTATAGCATACTGGGATGATCAAAAAGCTAAATGCCGGAAAGGAGTATTTTATATTAAGGATAATAAGAAATGGTATTTAACCAGAGATTATTACATGTGGTTAAACTTTTTACCAATCTTTGATAAAGAACAACAGAAATTTGACTTTGCTAAAATCCGAGATGCTCAGTATCATATGGCATTATATGAATTACTTGCAGAACTAAACTATAAACATGTAGCTATCCTAAAGAAAAGGCAGATAGCATCATCATATTTCCATATTTCTAAGTTATTAAACCAACTATGGTTTGAAGCTGGGGTAACATTAAAGATGGGAGCTAGTCTTAAAGATTATATCAATGAGAAAGGTTCTTGGAAATTCTTATCGGAATATGCTGCCTTCCTAAATGAGCATACTGCATGGTACCGTCCAATGTCTCCAGACAAGGTCTTAATGTGGCAGCAAAAGATTGAAGTAAGAAAAGGGGACAGAAAAACAGAAGTGGGTCTAAAGGGTACCATGCAAGGTATGTCTTTTGAGAAAGATCCTACAAATGGTGTAGGGGGACCAGTTAAATACTTCTTTCATGAAGAGGCGGGGATTGCTCCTAAGATGGATCAGACTTATGAGTACATGAGACCAGCAATGAGATCTGGTTTAATTACTACAGGGATGTTCATTGCAGCAGGATCCGTGGGTGATTTATCTCAGTGTGATCCTTTAAGAAAAATGATTCTTAAACCATTAGATAGTGATATATATGCTGTCACTACTAATCTTATTGATAATAAAGGTACTGTAGGTTTATCAGGTTTATTTATTCCTGAGCAATGGTCTATGCCACCATATATAGATCAATATGGTAATTCACTTGTGACAGAAGCATTAGAAGCCTTAGATAAACAATTTGATATTTGGAAAAAAGAACTTGATCCTGAAACATATCAGTTAAGGATTTCTCAGCATCCTAGAAATATAGAAGAAGCATTTGCCCATAGAACTATATCTGTATTCCCATCACATCTTGTAGCAGCACAAGAAAGAAGAATAGAAGATAAAGAATATGCCTATGAATTCCTAGATATCATGACTGATGAAAATGGAAAAGCTGCAGTTAAAGCTTCAAATAAAAGACCTATTATGGAATTTCCAGTTACTAAAAGTACAGAAGATAAAACTGGTGTACTTGTAGTATGGGAAAGACCAATAAAAGATCCTGCATTTGGACAGTATTATGCTTCTATTGACCCCGTGTCAGAAGGTAAAACAACTACATCTGAGTCCTTATGTTCTATCTATGTAATGAAGGCACCGATAGAAGTAACTAAAGTAACAGGTACTGAAACAGAAACTTATATAGAACCTGATAAGATAGTAGCTGCATGGTGTGGTAGATTTGATGATATTAATAAAACCCATCAGAGATTAGAGCTGATTATAGAATGGTATAATGCCTGGACTGTAATAGAGAATAACATCTCTTTGTTTATTCAGTATATGATCTCAAGGAAAAAACAAAAATACTTAGTACCTAAGAGTCAGATTATGTTCCTAAAAGACTTAGGAGCTAATGCTAATGTATTCCAAGAATATGGCTGGAAGAACACTGGTACTTTATTTAAAGCTCACCTTCTTAGTTATGCTATAGAATACACTAAAGAAGAACTGGATGTTGAGACTAAAACAGACGGTACTATAGTTAGAACCAAATACGGTATTGAAAGAATTCCTGATCCTATGTTACTCAAAGAAATGAGAGCATATGCAGATGGAGTCAATGTGGATAGGTTAGTTTCATTCTGTGCACTTGTTGCATTTATGAGAATACAGCAATCAAATAGAGGATATGCAAGAAGAACAATCATGGATGATGCAGCTAAAAACTTGCAAAAGTCAGAAAATTTGTTTAAATTAAGTAAGAACCCTTTTCGTCATATGGGAAGAGGTCAACTTGCAAATGGTCAATCTTTTAAGAAGTCTCCATTTAAAAACTTAAAGTAAAGTACTATGCAAATAATAAATGCTCTACAAGCAAAACAAGGTGCCAAATCTACACAAAATAGAATTGGTAGTATAACTCAACCTTTACAATTTCTTCCAAAGAAGGAAAAAGACCAACAATGGGCAGCTTGGAATCTTGACTGGTTAGAATGGCAAGGTCTAAAACAACTTAGAAGAAATGCCCGCAGACTTATGAAAAACTATAAGTTAGCAAAAGGTATAATAGATAAAACTGATTACATAGTTGAGGACGATAATGACTATAGAGATATTGTAGAAATTTTAACTAAAGAAGATGTATCAGCTTTAGAGTTAAAGTTCTACCCTATTATTCCAAATGTCATTAATGTATTGGTTGGTGAGTTTGCTAAAAGATCAACTAAACTTACATATAGAGCTGTAGATGACTTTTCATATAATGAAATGTTAGAGCAAAAAAGAAAAATGGTTGAAGAAGTTCTTTTATCTGATGCTCAGATGAAGATTACTCAAGCATTAGTAGCTCAAGGTATGGATCCAGAATCACCTGAATTTCAACAAGAAACATCTCCAGATAAACTTAAATCATTACCAGAGATTGAAAAGTTTTTTAAAAAAGACTATCAATCTATGACAGAACAATGGGCAGCTCATCAGCACAGAGTAGATGTAGAAAGATTTAAAATGGATGAACTTGAAGAAAGAGGTTTCCGTGATATGCTTATTACTGACCGTGAATTCTGGCATTTTAAAATGATGGAGGATGATTATGAAATTGAACTTTGGAATCCAGCATTAACATTTTATCATAAGTCACCAGATGTAAGATATATATCACAAGGTAACTGGGTAGGTAAAACT